ATGTTTGCCAATGGATGGTGGCGCTGGCCGCTGTTGCCTTTCGCAGCGTTTATTGGCGCCTTTCTCGGCTCCATGCTTTTCTATGCGTTCCAGTGGTTCAGCATGAGGTTCACTGGTTACTACACCGAGGAGGGCTGGTACTTCCTATATGTGATGCCGGTGCTCAACGCAGGCATCTTTGGCTACATTTTCGCCAGCATTTCCTATTGGTTTGCGCCTAGCCACAAGTTCATTGCCGGTGTTGTTTTGGGGACAATTCTCGGCGTGGTAGGGCTGACAATAGTAGTAGTCGGCTGGATAGTGCCGGCGGTGACAACTGCAGAGGCTATAAGCGGCACGCTTGCTGTGGCGGCTTGGATTGCTGGTGTTTGTTTCGGGCTGGCGTCGGCGAAAGATGGTGATCGCGGTTAATTTTTGCTGCGCAGTTGTTCCGGCAGAACCATTGCCAATCGCATCAGTCAACATCCATCGATAGCAAACAAGCGCCATGTTTGCCGGCGTTCGCGTGCGCGCGTAGTTACCCCATCCGGGACGTCCCCAACAACACCCCGGAGCATCACATGACATTGCAGGAAATCAGGCAGCTGCGCGCTGCCCGTGCCGCTGAAGCGCGCGCGATCATCGCCAAGGCCGAAGCCGACAAGCGCCAGCTGTCCGCCGATGAGGTCAGCGCCTTTGACGCGATCAAGGCCATCATTCTCGACCTGGAGCAGCAGGAAGCGCGGCAGCAGTTCGTGGACGACATCGAGCGCCGCCAAGCGGGCGTGACCATCCACGGTGCCGGTGGCGACAACGCCCACACGCTGGAATCCCGAGTCTCCCTGCTGACGGTGCTGCGCGCCGGCATGGAAGGGCGCGCGCTGACCGGTCCCGAAGCGGAAATGCACGCCGAGTTGGAGCGCCGCCACGGCGTGGCCAAGCATGGCGGCATCCTTGTGCCGCTGTCGGCCTTTGAGCGCCGCGCCACCACCACCGCCAACGCTGGCGAGCTGGTAGGTACGCAGCACCGCGCAGACCAGTACATCGGGCCGCTGCGTAACTCGCTGCTGGTCAAGGCACTGGGCGTGCGCACCCTGTCCGGCTTGACGGGCAATGTCAGCATCCCGAAGGCCGGCGCAGGTCTGTCGGCGGGCTGGGTGTCCGAAGGGCAGGCGCTGCCGGAGTCCGATATGGACTTCGATAGCGTGACCCTCACGCCTCACCACGTGGGCGGCATCACCGAGATGTCGCGCCAGCTCATTCAGCAGTCGGCCCCGGCCATCGAGGATCTGGTACGGGATGATCTGTCGTTTGCCGTGGCGCAGGCCGTTGACCGGGCAATTATTGCCGGCACCGGTGCGAACGGCCAGCCGCTGGGCATCATCAACCGCGCCGGCGTGCAGGAGGCTGTCGTGCCGGGCGGCTGGGCAGCCGTGCTGGCAATCGAGCAGATGCTGGCGGCGGTCAACGTCAATCCGTCTGGCTGGTACACCACACCCGGCGTACTGACCGCGCTGCGCGCCGTCCTCAAGTCGGGGAGCGCCGGCAGTGACTACCTGGCTACCGCTCGCACCGTCGGTGAACTGCCGGCTGTGTCCAGCAATGCGGCCCCGGTCGATACCGCCATCCTTGGCGATTGGTCGCAGGTGCTGCTTGGCCAGTGGGGCGCGGTGGAAATCCTCGTGAACCCGTACGCCGAAACGCCCTACCGGCGCGGCGGTGTGCTGGTCCGCGCGATGTCCACGGTGGACGTGGCCATCCGCCATGAACAGGCGTTTGTGGTCGCCACCACTGCCGCGCCGTAACTGGCCGCACGTGCACGCCCGTCCATAGCGGCGGGCGTGTGCATTTGAGGGATATGCACATGACAACATTTGAAAAGCGGGCTACCGCTGGCGTGACCGCCAATGGCCGCAAGCTCACCGGCTACATCGCCAAATTCAACACGCCCACCACCATTGGCAGCTTCACCGAGGTCATCAAGCCCGGTGCATTCGCTGCGTCACTGGCCGATGGCCGGGACGTGCTTGCGCTGGCGGATCACGACACCAGCCGCGTACTGGGGCGCACCCGTAGCGGCTCGCTGGAACTGCGCGAGGATGCCACCGGTTTGGCGTTCACGTTGGCCGTACCCGATACCGCCCCTGGCCGCGACTTGATCACCCTGGCTGAGCGTGGCGACCTGGGCGGGTGTTCGTTCGGCTTCACGGTGCCCGATGGTGGCGACCAATGGACCGGCAACAGCCGCGAATTGCGTAGCGTCGATCTACGCGAGGTTTCCATTGTCAGCGCGTGGCCAGCCTACGGGGACACCGAGGTTTCATTGCGCAGCCTGCAGCCGCAAAGCCAGCTGGCCGTATTGCGCTACTGGCTCGACACCGTGAGGGACGCCACATGAAAATTATGGACATGCTGCGCGGTGGCAAGCGCACCGAGACACGCGCCGATGATGCGTCACGGAACGCACTGGCCAGCGGGGCCGGCGGTAATAGCAACGCAGGCGCATACGTTGACGCCAAGTCTGCGGAAAGTATCAGCACGGTCTACGCGTGTGTGCAGGCGCTGAGTGAATCCACCGCGTGCCTGCCCTTGCACGTATACCAGCGCACCGCTGGCGGCGACCGGGAGCGGGCTGACGGTCATTGGCTGTCGCGGGTGTTGGATCGCCCGAATGACTGGCAAACCGGCATGGAATTCCGCGAGTCGCAAACCGCCGCCATGCTGCTACACGGCAACGCCTACGCGCGCAAAGAAACCAACGGCAGCGGTGAGGTTGTCGCGCTGCATCCGATGCACCCCAACCGGGTGACCATCGTGCGCCTGGACAATGGGCGCTATCGGTATGACTACACGGATGACCACGGCAAGGTGCTGCGCCTGCTGCAAGGTGAAGTGCTGCATCTGCGTGACCGCACCGAGCCGGGGAGCATTGTCGGCAAGTCACGCATTGCCATTGCACGCGAAACCATTGGGCTGTCGCTGTCGCTGCGTCAGCATGGGTCCGCCGTATTTGGGCGCGGTGCGCGGCCTGCGTCGATCATCAGCAATGAAGGCAGCCGCGACTGGACCACCGAGGAACTGAATTCGATCCGCGACCGCTTGGAGAGTTACGCATCACCTGCCAACGCAGGTAAGACGTTGCTCCTGAATAAACACATGAAGTATCAGACGGTCGGGCTGAGCAATGAGGATGCGGAGTGGTTGACGGCCATGCAGTTCAGCGTGACCGAAGTGTGTCGCATCTTTCGCGTACCGCCCACACTGGTCGCTGAGCTGACACACGCGACTTTCAGCAACATTACCGAGCTTGGATTGCAGTTCGCTCGTTTCAGTCTGCAACGCTGGCTCACGTGCTGGGAGGAAGCGATAGCGCATCAGCTACTGGGCACTGTGTCGCGTGGCCGCTATTACGCGGAACACAGTCTAGAAGGACTGCTGCGAGCGCAGCCGAAGGAGCGCAGCGAGTTCTACGCCAGCGGTATCGGCGCTGGATGGCTCGACGTGGCGGAGGTTCGCAAATTGGAGAACCTGCCAGCCCGCGACGTGACGTGACGCTAGCGACGGTACGCCACTGGCAATCACTGGGGACTGAGTGACGTCTAGACCGCTAGTCCCCGCATCGACGTTGAATATCACCTGACAGGATTAACAATCATGGCCAAGATGACACCTAAACAACAGTCATTCGTGACACACAAGGCAGCGGGCTGCACCAACCGTGACGCAGCGGTAGCTGCCGGCTATGCGGTAGGCGGTGCGGCGCAGGCGGGTGACAGGCTTATGAAGCATCCCGCGATCCGCAAGGCGCTGAAAGACGTAGCGCCAACCAGCGGCGTGGCCATCCAACCGCCCGCCATGCCAAAGGATCATTACGCCGATCCGATGTCGTTTCTTGTGGACGTGATGAACCATCAGCAACTGCCCATTGCCGTCCGCGCAGATGCTGCAAAGCAACTGCTGCCGTATCAGCATGCGCGCATGGGTGAAGTCGGCAAGAAACAGACGGCCAAGGATCGCGCAGCAGAAATTGCTAGTGGGAACGGAGGCAGGTTTAGCCCGAAGCGATCTCCGTCTCTACATGTCGTACGTTAACGCACAAGCAAATACACAATGCGCCATCGATAATTACATCTTTTCATTGTTTAACTTAGCGAACACTATTCTCGCGTCGGATTGAAGAACGATAGTCGATCTCGTCGCCGGCTCGAACAGTATGTGAAAGTCGCCAAGCATTCCAACGTACCTGACCCCATCTTCAACGTTTACGCCTACCTCGCTTCTCGCGGCGTCGATAACCCGCGCACTGTCCCCGGAAAGCACTTTCTCGATGTCCCTTTCACCTGCATACGTCGACGCGAACGGCAGGATGATGGCCACTTGCAAAAACGCAACTTTCTGACTTATATGCGGGAAGCTCGAATCGAAGAACTTATTGCCGTCCAATGCTATCTGCGCGGACATGGCCACCACCACTCCTGTGCAAACCCACCTAAATGGCGACATCATTATCCAAGCAATAACGGTCATGACTATTACCGTCACAGTTATCACAACGATGATTGCAATATTCTTCGGCATATCCGTTCTCAGCTTGTCTGGACCCGCGATCTCCGCTGCGGCTACTGACTTGCTACTCACATACATCCCGATGATCCCTCCCGCGACCAAGGTGCCAAGACCCACAATCAAGCCGGCCGTAGTTGCGGACACTAGGTCGGCCGCGTTCGCAAACTGAAATGGATTCAGTCCGACCGGCCTCCAGTGAGCGAATAGATACAGAGTTGCGAGCAAGAACCCGTATGGGATGGCAAGCCCTACGACGGATGCGAACGGCCACGACCGCATTCTTGATATCTCCTATATCTTGTCTCTAGCCAGGGCGGCTAAGCTTTAGACGCGCCAATTGTATGACACATGATGACGCAATGACGCTTCTTTCCTTATGTTACTAGGCTGGAAGAGTTCTTGAGGAAACAGATAGGTTGTATTCTTCCATGGGCAAACATAGTGAGAAACACGTCATTGCGTCATGTTGCGTCATGGCGTGGTCATGCCTGCCGGGTCAGCGGCACCACCTGACCCCCGACGTGCCCTAGATCGCCGTGTGAAGCGATACCAAGCCCGCGCCAGCCTCGGGCCGACATCGTGCGAGTCTGCATGATGCCGGGTCTCTCAGACAGTTTGAGGCCGAATCCGCGCTGCGTCATCGGATGCTCACCATTCTCTGCGCACCAAAATTTATACGCTGCGTAAATAGCGCTGGCCGACGTCGTGTGTTCGGGACCGATTACGCAACGCTCTGCGATGAACAGTCCGACTTGATCGCTATTACCTCTGTAATCTGCCGTGGCCATCTTTATCGCTGCCGGCTCGATAAATCCTTGCCGCTGGTATAGCCGCCAACCCTCCACCATCCATGCAAGGATGCCGGGGAACTCAGCGCGCAACTTCTGCCCTAGGTTGGCGTCCTGTTCTTCCTTCGGGACGCTGACAGCGAACGGGACCAGCTTGAGCCGTCGCCAGATGCCATCGTCAGTGCCGCTTACCCGTGGCCGATGATTCGTCTGCAGCAGCGCCAGATGCGTGGGCGTGAACTCCACGAAGTTCTGATATAGCGGCCTGCCTGTGAGCCTGTCACCGCCGGTAATCTGTTTTACGCGTGACTCATCCAGCCGTTCCGTTTCGCCCGACTCGCTCACGACGACCAGCCGCAAGCCACGGAGCGCAGCGATGGCCGCTAGCTGGTCCGAATCCTTGCGTGCCAGCAATAGGCCTGGCGCTGCTGTTCCGGCGTAGTCGCCCATCACGCCCTGCAGTGCTTCGATAAACTTCGATTTGCCATTGCCACCGGAGCCATAGAACACCGGCAGCAGATGCTCACCACGCTCGCCGCTGAGCATGTAGCCGGCCAGCGTCTGCAGGTAGATCATTAGTTCCCGGTCACCACCCATGATGCGGGCGATGAACTTCTCCCAAGTGGGCGCGCGTGCTGCCGGATCGTAGTCAACCGCTATACGTTTGGTAATCCGATCCTCGCGGCGGTGTTCGCGCTGTGTACCCGTGGCCAACTCGATGACGCCCGATGGCGTGCCTACCAGTTCCGGTGAGGCGTCTAGCTGGTCTGCCTTGACGCTGAGCATCGTCTGCGCGGCCTCAAGTGTATGGCGCACGCTGACAACAAACTCAGATGACCGAGCCCACCGGGAGAGATTCTTTTGAATTCCTTGGCGGCGCTTTTGTTCATCGCTGCCGTTAATGTCCGGGTCGTTCGCCCAATCGTCCATTGCGTGGGCTTCTGCCTGGATAATCTTGCCAAGGCCGAACGCAAGCCGGCGCGCGTGGTCATCATCCGGCTGCCAGGGGCCACCATCCGTCCACACGTGCCAGCCGATGCCCGGCACATACATCAAGTCCTGGCCATGCACATTCTTTAGGCGGCGGGCGTTGGCCAAATCGCTTGTCGTGCTGGCGGTGCCGTCCTCGCCATGCGTAACCGAGACATTGGCCTGCTCGACATAGTAGGAACTGCACCGTGCGGCAATTTCGCTAATGGTGTGGCTGAGATAGGTGCCACCTGGCCGCGACTCGTGCCACTTGCTTCGTGAGAGGCCACTACGCAGCATCAAGCGCGCGGTCCTATCCTCATCGCCGCCGCACCACCACAGCAGGTGGGCCGCTAGTGCTGCATCATTCTCGGAATTCTTGTCTACCTGCCCGGTCCACAGCTGCGCGAATGATGCCCGACCGCCGAACGCTACCGCCGCTGACATTTTTGCGCTCACTGCGCGCGCGATCAACTCATCGTCGGAGCCGGTAAAGCCTGCACCGGCTACGGGCTGGCCGCTGCCAATGGCCACGGGGTTAGGGGGGAAGTAGGCGTCCACCAACGGCACGACATCAAAGCGCGCATCAGCGCAGCCCGTGGCTTCACCTGTCAGGCCAAAGCAGATGCCGCGATTTTGGCTGTACAGCTCGATTTGCAACGGCACCAGCTGCGCGGCGACGGCCTGCGGTGGCTTGTTCCGATGCGGTGGCGCAACACCACGGCCAATGACGTGGATACCCTTGCCGCTGCTGCTAACTTCCACCATCGCACCGGGAAATGCTGCGGCCAGCTGCTGTGCAAAGCTGGAACCATCAGCGTGATCAAGGTCAAGTAGCCAGTAGCCGCAATCAGCGGTCAGCCAGAACCCCATCGCATAACGCAGCTCATGGCCAGGGGTAGCAGCGTTCAGCCTGGCCACCACAGCTGCCACCGTGTCGTAGTCGAACCACGCAGCCGGATTGCTGGCATCCACGCGATAGATGCTGCCATCGTGAGCGCAGGGCGTTTTGTGATACTTGCCAGCGGAGGCGTCCCATTCCAATCGCCACGGGAACCACTGCGGCATATCGGCAAGCCCGCCGACCGCACGGTCAAAGTTTGGTGTCATTTTGTTTAGCCCTAGGTTGAGAACCACGCCTGCCAAGTACGTGGGAGCGGGCTAAATCAAAGCAGCGGCATCAGTAGCTCCGCAGCGGAGAATTTGAATGACTGCGCGCTGTCCGCTGACTTGGCACAAAGGCCATGCGTGAACAACTGCAAGGCCGCTTGCGCTTTGGGATCGTGGATGTTGACGCTGTATCGGCCAAGCCAAGCGCACGCGGTCCGCCAGTTCTCTAGCACCTGGCCGCGTGTCATCCCGTTACGCTGCATGAGGTATTCGACAAGCGCTGGATCAGCGGGGAGTGTGTGCATTCTCAGCCCACCTTGCCGCTTCTATCGCCCCATCAATGGCGTGACGGATTAGCTGTTTCTCGCCGGGATCGGTCTGCATGACATACCGGAGGTGCAGCTGAGCCACGATGAACTTCGCAGACTTCGGGGCGTGCTCTTCCGCGTATTCAATGGCAGTCGCGATTGCGTACGATAGGGTGTGCTGCCAAGTCTTTTCATAGCGGGTCTGGAAGTAGGAGATATCGGCTACGGTGATCAGCTCGTTCATCAGTGCACCGCCTGGCGGTGCGCCGCTGCTGCATTCGCTATCGCGGCATCGAACTTGGCCCGCTGCTCGTCGTTCTCGGCGTCCAACCGCTGGAGCATCAGGAATGCCACGGCCTTTATCTCGGCTGGCACGTTCTCGGCGGTCGCGTCGATGCCGTAGGTGTCTTTGATATATTCCTCAATGACGCCCATTCGCATTAGCGCGATGTGCTCGCTACTCAGCAGCTGCTGCTGTCGGAACTGCTGCAGCGGGTCTGGCCAGATGCCGGCGGTCATGCAGCCACCTGCTGTGCCTCAATCCAGCGATCAAACGCCAGCGTGTCGATGTACACGCGCCGGCCGATGCGCACGATTGCACCTTCGGCCTGCAGCCCGTTCTGTGACTCGTTGAAGATCCACCAGCGCACTTGCGCTTCGGTAAACGGCCCATCTGCTGCGAACGCGGCGACGGTCTTTAGATCGCGTTTCATCGCGGCTACCTCCACAAGGGCCGTTATTGGCCGGTGTGGGATACCCTGCGTCACTTCCCCCGAAAGTGACGCAGGGTAGAACGCGAATTCTTTGAGTTAGTTACCCCGCGTGATCTTTCGCAGCTCGTCACGGTCGGTTGGAGTAGGAACCCCGGCCGCACCGCTGAACAGGGTGGCGGCGAGCTCGTCGGCTAGTTCCATCCCCATCTGCGGAGTCGTGGATGCCCGCACTGATTCATATAACCTTCGGATCGCGTGATGCTTCGGTGCTGTACTTGTGCGCTCGCCACGCTTCGGCTGCCGTAGGTTGTCGCGTGCGCTGGTCGCACAAACCTGCAGCTTTGCCCAATCCGGAGCGGCAACGCCAAGTGTTCGCATGTTCTCTTGGAGCAGTGCGCGGAAGTCTGGACTCATGTAGTCTAGTGACATCAGCTCGCGCAGTTCTGTCAGCAGTGTGACAATTCTGTCTGCATTGCCACGCTGCTCTTTAGGTGACTGCACCTCGCATTCGACTCGATACCAGCCGACGCAACTGGCCAGCGTCGTTAGTACCGCGTCTGCGTCGATTGCCACGCCGTGTGCGCTCGCTTCTGTCTGCATATGGATACGCGCTGCGTCTGCGTCAAAGTCCGCATCAAGGGGGCCGCCGATATTCATTCGTCATCCTCCACAGATGCCAGCCTGTCTGCGATGGTCGCCAGCGTGGCGCGCACGTGCTCGCCTGACTGGTGGGAGTAGCGTTTAGCCATAACAAGCGTCCGGTGGCCTAACGCGTCGGCAACTTGGGCCAGCCCTGCGCCGCTTTGTGTCAGATAGCTGGCTGTCGTGTGTCTTAGATCGTGGAATCGGAAGTCTTGCAGGTCGGCAGCGTCCCGCACTTCGCGCCAGTGCTTTTCTAAGTCGGCTGGGGTCTTGTCGCCTTGACCCTTGAATACCCATCCATCCTTAGTGGGGTCCGCGTTAAATTGGTCGCGCAATGCGTTCTGCGCCACGCCCACGACCGGGACGTATCGCGGCTGACCAGTCTTTGTTTCGCGGAAACATAGACGCCAACTGTCCATGTCAACATCCGGCCATCGCAGATTGCGGATGTTGGAATAGCGCGCACCGGTTGCAAGCGCCAGCGTCACGGCGGTGCGAATGTTTCGGTTGGGGTGGGCATTACACGCCTTAAACAGTGCTTTGCGCTCGTCGTCTGACAGAAAGCGGATGACTCCCTCGCTTTCGGCCGCTTTGCTCACGCTTAGGACTGGATTGGACTGCAGCGCGTGCAGTTCCTTCCACGCCCATTTGCAGACCGCACTAATGGCGGCAAGGTAGCGGTTTATTGTGGCACCGCTGAGCGGGTTGCCGTAGCGGTTCAGCCGCTTTGCGAGCTTGCCACGCGCTTCGGAGAACACAGCCGGCTGCAGCTTGTCGAGGGTGACGAAACCGTATTCTTCACGCCACCATGAAAGCATGGCGACCTGCCCGGCGTGGTCACGATTGTTCGCCTTGACCGGCAGATAATCGGTAACGTACTTGTCTATCAGGTCGCCGAGACTGGTACGCCTGTCTGCAGTCGTGGGCACGTACACACCGTGGCCAAGGTCCGACTCCACCTTAGCAGCCCATGCTTTGGCGTCAGTGATGCGCTGGAAGGTGCGCGACCTGGGCCGCTCACCGCGCAGCCGGACTTTCACCCTGTAGCTGGTCGTACCGTCACTTGCAGTGCGCTTTTCGATGGTGGCCAT